GCGGTGGCAAACACCATTTCATTACATAGGAAAAAGATTACAAACACATTATACACGATAAATGCTCTGAATGAACTTATCATGGAGATAAACAATGGTGTGTTGGATACAAAATTTGAATTACCTTGGGAGCGATATAAGAACATGATTCTGATCACGAACAAGGAAGGATTATCAAGAATATCAACCAGAATACTAAAAATAATAAATATATAAAAAAACACTTGACTATTAAAAATATTATGTGTATATTATTATATGTAATATTTATAGTAGATAAACTATAAATTAACTAACTAAACATGGAGAATCATAATGGATATTAATGCCATAAAATCACGCTTGAATCAGTTACAGAACACTTCCTCTACAGCGAATGCGTTTTGGAAACCACAACCAGGAAAGTCACAGATTAGAATCACACCCTATAATGAAAATAAAGACAACCCTTTCGTAGAATTGTTTTTTCACTATAGTCTTGTTCCTAATAAGACTGTGCTTTCACCACTTTCTTTTGGACGACCTGATCCAGTTCAACAATTTGCCGATAAGTTAAAATCATCTGGCGATAAAGATGAATGGATTCAAGGTAAGAGAATCGAACCTAAGATGAGGACATTTGCTCCTGTCATAGTTCGTGGAGAAGAAACCGAAGGTGTAAAATGGTGGGGATTTGGTAAAACAGTATATCAAGAATTACTTGGTATTATTGCTGATCCTGACTATGGTGACATTTCAGATGTTATGACTGGTCGTGATATTGTTGTAGAGAGACAAACTGCTGCTGAAGCTGGTAATCAGTATGGTAAAACTACCATTCGTGTAAAACCAAATCAAACAGCGCTTGTTGAAGACGCTATACTCAGTGATAACTTACTGAAAAATCAACCTAATATTATCGAACTCTATACAGAGCCATCATTTGATGAGTTAAAAGGTCATCTACAAGGATTTTTAAATCCAAATGCTGCTGAAGAAACCACAGAAAAGGAACCAGAAATGGTTAGCACTGCGGCTTCTTCTAATGTAGAAGATGACTTCGATAAGTTATTTAATTCTTAATTAATCCCGACATAAAAAGGGTGGTGGGTTTTCCTCCTTTTGCCTGCTACCCTTGTCGGTTTTTGGAGAACATATGTCTAAGAAAGATGAATTAGCCGAAGTTATTGCTTCGGAATTAAACAAACAATTTAAATCTCACAAAGTCGCTTATTTTTTAGATGGTGTTGACCAAACACCTACTGATATAAGTGATTGGGTTTCTACTGGCTCAACTATATTAGATTTGGCTATATCAAATAGACCAGATGGTGGATTAGCTGCTGGTAGGATTACAGAGATTAATGGACTTGAGGGTAGTGGTAAATCTCTGATCGGAGCTCACGCTCTTGCCGCTACCCAAAAGAAAGGTGGACTTGCTGTCTATATAGATACTGAGTCTGCTGTATCAAGTGAATTCTTACAGGCTATTGGAATCGATACCGAGAATATGCTGTATGTTCACTTGGAAACTGTTGAAGAGATATTTGATACTATCGAAACAATAGTTACAAAAATCAGAGAATCCGATAAGGATAAATTGGTTACAATACTCGTGGATAGTTTGGCAGCCGCTTCAACCAAAGTCGAGATGGATGCTGATTTCGACAAAGATGGTTGGGCTACTGCCAAAGCTATCGTGATTAGTAAGGCTATGAGAAAGATAACACAGTTGATTGCGAGACAACGAGTGTGTTTGATTTTTACTAATCAGTTGAGACAAAAACTTGGTGTTATGTTCGGTGATCCTTGGACAACATCAGGTGGTAAAGCTCTACCATTTCACTCATCAACTCGTATCAGATTGAAGAACGTAGGACAGATAAAAGACACAAAGAAGAATACGATTGGTATCAAGATACGAGCACAAGTTATCAAGAATAGGTTAGGACCACCACTGAGGAGTGCTGACTTTTCACTATACTTTGATAAGGGTATTGATGACTTTGGTAGTTGGTTGGAAGTGTTAAAAGGTCACAAGTTGATCAAACAAGCTGGTGCTTGGTATACACTAGAAGATCAAGATGGAAAGGAACATAAGTTCCAATCCAAGGACTTTGGTTCTTTGATGGCTGATGAAGACACACAGAAATATATCTATGATAAAATCTGTAAGGCTTCGATTCTAAAGTATGATTCAGGTAAACTTGGCATTGATGATGTCACAACATCTGATGAATTTGCTGATGAGTAATGCCAATAAGGACTTATTATCGAAAAGGTTCAGAGAATATAAAGACGAGATATCTACTGAGCCTACAAGAAGAAAACTAAATGACCATGCTCTATTAATAGATGGATTGAATACATTCATCAGAGCCTTTTCGATAAATCCGTCTTTAAATGAAGATGGTTCTCACGTGGGTGGACTAATTGGATTTCTTAAATCTGTTAGGTTTGCTGTAAACAAATTCAAACCAACCAGATGTGTTATCATATTTGATGGTAAACATGGCTCTAAATCTAGACAAAAAGTATACGATGGTTACAAAGGTGGTAGAAAAGTAAGGTCTAGATTAAATCGTGTGGTGGATTGGGATATAAATGTCCAAAACGAAGCAGAGGCTATGAAGAGACAACTGAGTAGACTTGTGGAGTACATTGAAAACCTACCATTGACTATATTATCTATTGATGGATTGGAAGCAGATGATGTAATTGCTTATGCTACAAATACAGCACTGAAAGATTCTAAGATAACTATTATGTCTACTGATAAGGATTTCTATCAGTTGGTAAGTGATAGAGTTCAAATGTATTCGCCGACAAAGAAGATAACATATGATAAGGAATTGGTGAGAAAAGAGTTTGGAATTTACCCACAAAATGTATTAACCTGTAGGGTAATAGATGGTGATAGATCAGATAGTATACCTGGAGTCAAAGGTGTGGGAACTAAGAGTTTGGTAAAAGAATATCCTGAGTTATCTGAGGATAAACCATTCGACATAAAAACTTTATTAGATGCTGCTAAACAGAAATCAACGAGAATATCGAAGATGATAGTGGAAAGTGAATTGATAGTAAAAAGAAACTATTTGTTGATGCAATTAAAAGAACCAAATATAAACAATCATGCGAAGTTAAGAATTACTGATGCCATACGTGATTTAAAACCACAAATAGTAAAGTATAATCTACAGAGGTTATTGGTTCAAGATAAGCTATGGGGACAGATACCAAATTTTGATAATTGGGTTACAGAGTTCATGGAATTAAATCATTATTGGAATAATCAATGAATGATCAAAAAAATATATCGGAATACGGATTTAACTTTCAAGTAAAGTTTATCGTATGTCTGATAACAGATAAGTTATTTTTAGAGCAGATATTTGACATATTGGATGAGAAGTATTTAGGTAATGAAGCTTTTAAATGGTTGGTCAAAGAGATAAAAGAACATTATTCTAAGTATAAAAAAGTGATGACGATGGATGTGTTTAAGGTTCAGGTTGGAGAGGTGGATAATGATTTGCTTAAACAAAATGTTCTTGACACCTTACGTGAAGTTGTAAAATACTTAGAGTCAGAAGAGTTGGATTATATCAAAGATAAAGCTCTTGACTTTCACAAAACACAGGTATTGAAGGACGCTATACTTAGGTCTGCTCAGATACTAGAAGTGGATGGTGATGTAGAACAGATAAAGGTCATCGTTGATGATGCGATGAAAGCTGGTGCTGAAAGGGATGTTGGACACGATTACTTAGAGGATTTTGAAGAGAGATATTCTGAAACTGCTCGTGTAACTGCTCCAACACCTTGGGATTTGATAAATGAACTGATGCAAGGTGGATTAGGTCAAGGAGAACTTGGTGTAGTTGTAGCACCTGCTGGTATCGGTAAGTCTTGGGTGTTAAGTGCCTTGGGTGCGTACGCTATATCACAAAAATTAAACGTAGTACATTATACTTTAGAGTTAAATGAAAGTTATGTGGGTTTGAGATATGACAGTATATTCAGTGGTGTGGAGAATCAAAACTTAAAATATCATAAAGAAGAGGTACAAGAAAAGATATTTGATCTAGATGGTAAACTAACGATTAAGTATTATCCAACAAAGGCATGTACAGTAAATACATTGGGTGCTCATTTGAAAAAGGTAACATCATTTGGTGGGGAAATAAATATGGTGTTGGTGGATTATGCCGACATCATGAGAGATGTAAACAAGACAACAGAAATGCGACATGCTCTTGGAAATATTTACGAGGACTTACGAGGTTTGGCTGGTGAATTACAGGTTCCGATATGGACGGCAAGTCAGGCAAACAGAAGTGCGTTAGATGAAGATGTGATAGAAGCGACAAAGGTAGCAGAAAGTTATGCAAAGGTTATGACAGCAGACTTCGTAATGTCCTTGTCTCGTAAAGTAGAGGATAAGATAGGTAATACTGGTAGATTCCATGTGATCAAAAATAGATTTGGTCCTGATGGTTTGACATTTCCAGCAAAGATAAATACCAACATAGGTAAGATAGAGATATTTGAATCCACATCTAATCAAGGTAAAGAAGTTCAACAGAAGATAAGAAATAGGGATAATCAAACGAAACAGATGTTATCTGCTCGTTATGATGATTTGATGAGTGATTAGTAACAGAAAAACTCTAACAGAATATCTTGGTTATGAGGATTCTGATCTTAGATTTTATGAGATTCTAAGTGATAAAGATAATTACGATATAGAGACTGGTATAGAAATCGTTTATCAATATTATAGAAAACATGGGTTTCCATATTATAAAATAAGAGAAGATGAAAAACATCAGCATTTGAGAAAGATGCAAAAATTCAATGTGGATACAATATTCAAAGATAATCAAATCATACAGACGATGCATGGGTTGAGATTGGCTTGGTCTTATTTTCCACATGCCTGGAGTGTGAAATGTGGTGGTGCTAAATATACACCAATGGATATTTATACGAGTGACGAAAAGTTCAAAAGTGCTATACGAAAATGTTGGAAGTTATTCAATCGTGTAAATGATAATACGATTAGAAAGATTCTAAAGATCCACACCAACTCACAAGCCGTAAGTAACTTTCGACCAAGTGCTGCTAAACTCATCTATGAGAAGTTCGGTGGTGATGTTATTTGGGATATGAGTTGTGGTTGGGGTGGTAGGTTGATTGGTTTTCTGGCAAGTTCACGACCAAAGTACATCGGAACAGAACCATCTAGCAAAACCTTTGAAGGATTGGAAAAGATAAAAAAAGATTTTAATTACTTGACAAAGTCAGTAGAATTGTTTAAATTAGGTAGTGAAGTTTTTGAACCAGAGAAGGAGTCTTTGGACTTGTGTTTCACTTCGCCACCTTACTTTGATACCGAGAAATACTCGGATGAAGAAACACAGAGCTTTAAGAAGTATCCAACTAAGGATGAATGGGTAAATGGATTTTTACAGAAGACTATTGAGAATTGCTACAGAGGATTAAGAGGTAATAAGTATATGTTGATCAATATAGCAAACACACCAAAGTATAAATTTATTGAAGAGGAAACCATTAGGATATCTAAGGAGCTAGGGTTTAAACAAGAGAAAACAATCGAATTAACATTATCAAGTGTAATGGGTGCTGGATATAAATATGAACCAATATTTGTCTTTAAAAAGTGAGAATACTGGCAGTA